CAGCAAGACGGCGCGGAATACCATGAAGCGCGTCGACACGCTCGAGATCGACTGCCACACGACGCCCGTCACCGACGAGAGCTACGCGGTCGAGATGGCCCAGATGACCAGCGAGGCCAAGCGGGCAATCCTGAACGACGCTGACTTCTGGGCCAAGTTCCGCCCGGTCGGCAACATCGCCTCGGACCTGACGATCGCGATCGACTCTGGCAAGGTCCGAGCCATGACGAACATCAAGCTATCCTTGACACAGACCGCGACTTATGAGCCAATCGACCCAGCGGACGTGGACTTGAAGACGGTCTACATCGAGTCGACGAACGACGAGGCGGGGACCCCCCGCACCGAGACCACAGTAGCGGAGGATCTCGACACATGACTGCCAAGTGCCCAGCCCCATCGGCCGCTTTCGGCGACCTCGTGCACGTCAAGCCGATCGGAGACAGCGTCCGCGTCATCGCGCGCGGCGTCAAGCTGCCGCCGGAGGGTAAGCAGATGCCGTGGAGCATCGAGCTCGAGCGCTACCGGCTGAGCGGCGCCATCGAAGTCTCCGCGATCAAGAACGAGAAGCCCAAGAAGCCCGAGCAGAAGAAGTAGGAGGCCGACATGGCGATCCCCACCTCGCACAAGGTCCCGCTCTTCTGGGCGGAGATGAACTACGCCGGCGCGGTGTCACCCAGCACCGACGGGCCGACCCTGATCATGGGTCAGCGCCTCAGCGGCGGAACTGGCAGCGCGAACTCGCCCGCGCAGGTCACGTCCGCCGCTGAGGTCGCCGGCTTGCACGGCCGCGGCAGCCAGGTTCACCGAGAGGCCATCGCCTACTTCGCCAACGACCCGGGCGCCGGTGATGTGTGGGTCGTCGGCGTCGAGGACGCCGGAGCCGGCGTCGCCGCGACGGGCTCGATCGTGTTCGCCGGCGACCGAGGACGGGGCGATTCACCTCGAGATCGGCGGGCAGACGCTCACCTACGCGGTCAGCACCGGCGACGCGCACACGGCGATCAGCGCTGGGATCGAGGCGCTGCTGCCGGCGCACGGCGTCACGCCGAACGACTACCCGCTGAGCGCTTCGGACGCCGCTGGGACTCTGACGCTGACGGCCAAGCACAAGGGCGAGACCGGCAACGGCATCGACGTGCGGGACAACCCGCTGAAGACGGCCGGCGGCCAGAAGACACCGGCGGGCATCACCGTGACGATCACGCCGATGGGTCAGGGCGTCGCCGGCGCGACGAACCCGGTCCTGACGACGGCGATCGCCGCGGTCGACGGCATGGACTTCGACTACATCTTCATGCCGTGGACCGACGCCGACAGCCTGTCCGACTACAAGGCGATGATGAACGACACCGCCGGACGGTGGTACTACGAGAAGGCGCAGTACGGTCACGTCTGGACCAGCCGATTCGGAACCGTGGCGCAGCTCGGCGCGGTCGACCCGAACGATCAGCACCTGACCATGCTGGCGGTCGAAGGTGACAACACCGGAGGCAGCTACGAGTGCCACCTGCCCAACCTTCCCGAGGAGGTCGGTGCCGCCTACATGGGCGCGTGCGCGAACTCGCTGCGTGTCGACCCGGCGCTGCCCTGTCAGACGCTGGAACTCGTCGGAGACGCGGCCGGGCTCATCAGCTTCCGCGCGCCCGACAAGGCCGAGCGCTTCTCGAGTTCGGAGCGCAACACGCTGCTCGGCGGCGGCGTCGCGACCATGAGCTACAGCAATCAGGGAGCCATCCGCGTCGAGCGGGCGATGACGAGCTACACCGAGGACGCCTACGGCAACGCCACGGAACTCGACGTGCAGCCGCTCTACATCTCGGCGGCCTACCTGCGGCGGATGAAAGCGGCCATCGAGTCGGACTTCGGCCGATCGAAGATCACGGCCACGACGACCCGCGAGATCGAGGGGCGCCTCGTCGCAGAGCATGACGAGATGGTGGCGCTCGGCTGGGTGACGGACACGGACGGCTTCGCGGCCAGCATCACGGTCGAGGTCAACGGCACGGACCCGAACCGGATCGACGTGTCGGCCGAGCCCGACTACGCCAACCAGTTGCGGGTGCTGTCCTTTACCAACAACTTCATCCGCTAGGGGGGCGTCATGGGTATCATCGGGGGCGTCGAGAGCGTCCGAATCGACAGCTACCAGCCGACGATCGGCGACAGCGTCGACATCACGCCCAACAACACGACGCGCGAGAGCAAGACCGGCCTCACCGGCTACGCTGGCACCAGCGAGACGAAGCGACCGGCGCGCATCTCCATGCAGGTCTTCGACGACGGCACGGTCGACATCAAGACCCTGACGGCGCTTACCAACGCGACGGTCACGGTGGTGACGCCGCTCAAGACCTTCGTGCTGCGCAACGCGGCCCAGGTCGAGGACGTCGAGCTCGCCCAGGCGGACGGTACATACACGCTCGTCTTCGAGGGCCCCGGCCCCGTGCTTGAGCTATCGTGATGGCCAGTGCGCCGGAATTGCCAGCGTTCGACCTGCTGACGCCGGTCGTCACGCCCGAAGCTGACGACGTCACGCGCCTGGAGTTCAAGCGCCGCGCGAACGGCGGCGACCTGATCGCCGCAGGCTTTCGCATCTCGATCAGCGAAGACGCCGCGCTGGCGCTGGAGTCCGAGCAGGTGTGCCTGATCGCGTCGCGGTGCTGCGAAGTGCCAGAGGTGGTCATCCGCAACCTGGACTCGACGGACTTCGTCAAGGTCTACATGGCCGTGATGGGCATGTTGTTTCGGGAGAGGGCCTGATGGGGCCCGACTTCGATGGTGGGGCGAGACCCTGGGGGCCCTCGCCCGTGTGACTGGCTGGCCCCCGGACGTCCTGCTTGCCCTTGACGCTGAGTCGCTGGCGATGTGGACGGAACTGGTAGCAGGGGGCGGCGGCTGATGCCAACCAAGAAAGCCCTACAAGCCAAGGTAGAACTCACCGGTGACGGGAGCCAACTAGCCCGAGTCACCAGAAATGCGCGGCAGAACTTTGCCCGCTCGATGGCCGGCATCCGCAAGGCCGCGATGGGCGCCGGCAAGGTGCTCGGCGTGGGCGGCGTCCTGGGTGGCGGTGCTGCGCTGGCGGCAGGTATCCAGCAGATCAGGGCCTACGCCAGCCAGGCGGACGAGCTCGCGAAGCTCGGCAAGCAGATCGGGCTCGGCGTCGAGGAGCAGCAGGAGTGGCAGTACGCCGCGGAGCGTTCAGGCCTAGACACGAAGTTGCTGTCCAAGGGCTTCGAGATCCTCAGCAAGCGCGTCGGAGAACTGCAAACGACCAGCAGCGGCGGGGCGCTCGGAACGTTCCTGCGCGACGCCCCGGCTGAGTTCCGCGCGCTGCTGAAAGGCGCAACCTCGACCGGAGAGGCGTTCGACGTCGTCCAGCGCGCGATCGCCGAGGCGCCTGACCAACTGACCAAGGCGGCGATTGCCAACGCGGCGTTCGGCCGTTCTGGCCTTCCGCTCATCCGCCTGCTGCAGAGCGAAACGAGCGAGATCCAGCGACTGCGAGAGCAGGCGCGCGAGTTCGGGCTGATCACGGAAGATGGAGCCAGCAAAGCCGAGGAGTTCACGGATCGCATGGGCGATATGGCGTGGGCCACGCGCGGCCTCAGAAACGCGATCGCCGGAGAGCTACTGCCCGAACTGACGCCAATGATCAGCGACCTGTCGAAGTGGGTAGCGGCCAATAGAGAGATCGTCGCGAGTAACGTGGCGCGCGTGGCTCGGGACATCGGGCGCGAAATCCGTGCGACGGACTGGAACATGGTCGCGCTAGGCATCAAAGCCGCCGCTGCTGCGCTTGGCGTGTCGCTCCTCGCGTCTCTCGGCAAGGTGGCCGCGTTCATCAAGGCCAACCCGGCGCTGTTCGCACTGCTCACTGCGACTGCAGCGTCGCTGAAGATGATCGAGCGAGACCAGCGGACGTCAACCGCAGGCATCGCGGCAGCCTCGGAAAGCGACTCGATAGTCGGCCGAGCGATGGCGGCGCGCGACGCCCTTGTCGACGCGCTGGCTGGCGGAAAGGGCCTGGGCCGTCGCGCGCTCGGTCGCCGAGCAGGAGCCGACGTCACGGACTACCGCAGCGCCAGCCAAGCCGAGATGGAGTCCCGCGCCCATGCCGCCCGCGTTCAGCGCCTGCGCGGAGGCTTCCAGGGCTTCGGCGGCGTCACCGAGCATGGAGAGATCACGATCAAGGTGCAGGCTGAGCCAGGGACCGGCGCGCGCGTCCAGTCGGTCAAGCAGCGATCGCCGAACCAGCACATCCGCGTGCAGCAGACGACGGGCGGCTCGACCGTGGGGGCGTTCTGATGGCTGACGACTGGCGACGCCGGCTCAAGCCCGGCAGCTACAACGGCAAGGCATTCGAGGTGCGGTCGGTCATGAAGACCGGCGCGCAGCGCTACGCCGCGCACAAGTTCGTCGGCAGAAGCGGGCAGGAGGCCGAGCCGCTTGGCGCCGAGCCGACGTCATGGACTGCCGAGGCCTTCGTCATCGGCGACAACTACATGGCGGCGCGCGACGCGCTCGAGGCGGAACTCGACCGACCAGCGCTTGGCGTCTTCGTCGACCCGTTCAGGGCCCGCGAGTTCCGCTGCATCGTGCAGACGTACTCGGTCAGCGAGGGAGTTACCGAGGGCCTCGGGTGGGCGCGGTTCACGATAACGATCGAGGAGTCTTCCGCGTCTGACATGGCGGCGCCTGGCGCGGCGGTGGCGCTGCATGGCGCCGAGGCGGCGACGGCGAACGCCGGAGCGGCAGCGCTGGCAGCGGCTACCACGTCCTATGAGGACGAGACCACGTCTTTCACGGAGTGGGCGAAGGGCTCGGCTGCGGCTGTCTCGGAGTGGGGCGACGAGATCGACGACATCACAAGCGCCGCGTTCGGCCCACTGTCTGGCACGATCGACGCGCTGGGCGACCTGGCTACAGCGCTCAGCAACCTCGAGGACGACCTGACGACACTGCTGGACACGCCGGCAAACCTGATGGCGCGCCTCGAGGCCGTGTGGGCCATCGTGGGCTCGCTAGAGGTGGTCAAGGCCTTCACGCGAGACCGCTCGGCGCCTGCTGCGGCTACGGCAGGCACGCCGTCGGACCAGGCGGCGCTCGACGCGGCGGCAGCGGTGAGGCGCGCAAGCCTCGGCGCGGCCATCGCGCGGCAGTCCGCACTGACGACCGCGGCGGACTACGACTCTGCGGACTCCGCCCGTGCAGCGCGCGACGAGCTCATCGCCACGATCGACGCGGCGCAGGCCGCAGCCGGACCAGACGAGTATCAGGCTTGGCTTGACCTCCGCGCGCAGATCAGTTCGTGGGCCGATGCGCAGGCGGCGCGGCTGCCCGAGCTCGTCGACATTACGGTCGGCCAGCCGGTTCCGGCGCTCGTGCTTGCGCAGCGCTACTACCAGGATCGCGACCGCGCCGACGACATCGTCGCCCGCAACGTCGCGACCATCACACACCCGCTTTTCGCGTCCGGCGAGTTGGAGATTCTCGCGTCCGAGGTGCCATGAGCGACCAGCCGACCACCGTATTGATTGTCGCCGACGACGACGCCACGCGCCGGGTGCTGTCCGGCTGGTCATCCGTGGAGATCGTCAGCGCAATCGACGCGCCGGCGACGGTCATGCGTGTCGATGGCACATGGTCCTACTTGGCGATCGGCGGTCTTGTCGGCACAGCGCCTCCAGCAGATGACGCTGTCGCCGAGCCGGGACGCGAGTTCATCGTCGAGCACCTGATCGGGACGGAGCGCGCCAGGGCTGCGCGCGGATGGGTGGACACCGTCGACCTCGTCGCAGACGAGAGCACGCACGAACTGTCCATCGGCGGCCGGTCGTTCACCGGCGACCTGCTGGATTGCACGGCGTTCGGCGCCGACGAGCGCACGGAGTGGCGCAACAACACCGACCGCACGATCATTCAAGACATCGCCGAGCAACTCGGAATAGACGTCGACTACCAGGCCGAAGTTGGCGACCCGCTGCCGCGCTTCGCCGTTGAAAACGGGGAGAAGGGCATCGAGGCGATTCAGCGCATCGCGGCCATGCGCTCGCTGCTCGTCTACGACGACGCCGACGGGCGGCTCGTCATCGCCAGGGCGTCTGACGAGTTCGCTGCCGCGGAGATCACGCAGTCGGCGGCCAAGGCGATCCGCATTCGGCAGGACGCCTCGCGGCTGTTCGACCGCGTGCGCGTGCGAGCGCAGGAGCCATCGCGCCCGGCGGCTGGCGTCGCGCAGAAGCCCGACACCTTCGGCGAGGCCCTTGACGTCGACAGCTTCCCTGAGTCGCGGCCAGATCGCGTCCTCGTCATCGACGCCGAGGCCCCGCTGACGGCCGCGCAATGCAAGGAGCGCGCGAATTGGGAGCAGGCCGTGCGTTTCGGCCAGGCTATTCAGATTGAGATCACGCTGGCTGGCTGGGCGCGGTCGCGGTCGCCGCTGCGGCTGTGGGCGCCGAACCTTCTCGTCCACTACACCGATCGCGTCCACGGCATCGACGACGTGTTTCTGACGACGATGGCCGCGTTGCGCTACAGTTCGGACGGCAGCGGCCACACGGCGACGCTTCGCCTGCAGCCGCCTGCAGCCTTCGAGCCGAAACCGCCGGCCCAGCGCGTGGCCGAGGAGGTCGCCGGCTCACTACGCGGGCCCGGGCGTTTTCCGCTGGCCTACCTGCGTGGTACAGCCGAGGCCTACCAGGCATGGAAGCGGTCACAGAGGGGGCCGCAGTGAACCTCGCGCAACTATGGCGCCGAGTGCAGGGCATGGTCGTTCGCGGCAAGGTGGCCAGCGTCAACGATGGCGCCTCGGTGCAGACCGTCACGGGCACAGGTCGCAAGGGCGAGACGCTGAGCGACGTCGAGCGCCTTCAGCCCTACGGTCTCAGCAGCAACCCACCGGCGGGCTCCGGGCTCGTCTGCCTTCGGGTGGGCGGGAACCCGGACGCGCCGCTCATCCTTGGCGACCTTGACCCGAATCGGCCATCGGGGCTGGCATCGGGCGCCGTGCGCCTGTACGATGACGACGGGAACTACGTTAACCTGAGCGGAG